TTCTTTAGATCCAAGTTCGCTATACAGAGCGATCTAGACAGTAAGATAGGTATGGCGTTGCATATTACCTTTAATAGCATTAGAAAAGTATGGCAAGACTTCAAAGGAGATCACGTTGTATTTTGTTTGGAAGGTAGAAGTTGGCGTAAAGACTTTTATGAGCCTTACAAAAGAAACAGAAAAAATGTAAGAGATGCCAGAACAGAAAAAGAGATCGAAGAGGACGAAGTGTTTTGGGAAACATTTGACAACTTCAAAGATTTCATAGATCAGAAAACTAATTGCACAGTTCTACAAAATCCTAAATTAGAAGCAGATGATTTAATTGCAGGTTGGGTACAAGCACATCCTAATGATAATCACTTTATTATAAGCACAGATGGCGATTTCGCCCAATTGATTGCTCCTAATGTTGCACAATACAATGGAGTTCAAGAAGTTACAATTACACATCAAGGATACTTTGATGATAAAGGTAACAGAGTGAAAGATAAGAAAACAGGAGAAGATAGACCCGCTCCAAATCCACAATGGTTATTATTTGAAAAATGTATGAGAGGCGATACTGCTGACAATGTATTTTCAGCCTTTCCTGGAGTAAGAACAAAAGGCACAAAAACTAGAGTAGGTTTAACAGAAGCATTCGAAGATAGAAATTCAAAAGGATATAGTTGGAACAATATGATGTTGCAACGTTGGGTAGACCATGAAGGATTTGAACACAGAGTAATAGATGATTACACTAGAAACGTAACACTATGTGATTTGTCTGCACAGCCAGATGAAATAAAAGAAATTATAAAGGAAACAGTCGCAAGTGCAAAAACTAAGGCGGTAGAACAAGTAGGTCTGAAATTAATAAAATTTTGTGCCAAATGGGACTTGCAAAAGATTGCAGAGTATCCTCAAAGTTATGCTGAACCATTAAACGCAAAATATAAAAAAGAAGAGGTAATGGCATGACAAACAAATTATATGCAAAACCTATTTTAGAAAATAGATTCTGGATATTGGAATCAGACGGCAAAAAGGTAGGAACAATATGTAAACAGGAAGACAGAAGATATATGTTTAGTTGCGAATCAGGAACTAGAATATTTGATACTGTCACAGCACTAGAACAAAGTTTTACAGGTGACTGGATGTGGGGTACAAGTTTATCTGCACCAGGGCCAGTTGAATCTGAGAAAAATGATGTGTATGATTACCCAAGCAAATTTGTTCCTTACAATATGGTATTCGATGTAAAACGTAAATTACCTTTATTCAACAAAAGCAAAAAGTCCAAAAGTTTATATTGTGCAGGATACTACATAATCAAGTTTGAAAAAGGATGGGTAAGAAGTTACTGTCCAAAACTATTGACGCTGGAAAGGTATCCATTTAAAGGACCATTTAGAACCATATTAGAAATGAAAACGGAGTTGGCAAATGCAAACAAAAGAACCACTTAACACAGCCAGTCTACAAAGATTTATAGAACAGGTCAAAGGAGCCGACCTAGGAAACCAAAAAGAAGTGCGTATTGACATCAATACTGCCAAGCATATCACATATACCCTAGCCACTGTACTGGCCCGTCTAGCGGGGGATTATGAGGCTTTAATGACCCATAATAAGCAGAAAGAAGCAGGCAAAGAAGAAACTGTAAACGTGCAAGTAGACGGCGGTAAACTATAACACAACCTAAAATTCGATAAATACTCATATATAAGCAAATTATGAGTAGACCTAAACCAACAGTACTTTTAGAGTATACAAATAAGAAAGACTACAAGTCTGAACAGATCCTAGCGGCTGAAGGAATTTGGGCAGTGTTCTATAAGGGCAAGCCGTTCAATCTGAAAAGTGCAAATTTGCTTAACAACTACCCAGGACCTAAATACAAAAAGGTTAGTTTTTCAAACCCTGGACACGCATTTAATCTAGCGAAGAAATTGAATACACTATTCAACACTACAGAATTCACGGTGGTTAAATTAACCCAAGGTGAAACTGTAAGTGAAAAATGAACTGGAAAGAAACCTACACTAAAATCTTCCTAAAAAGTGCCAATATAGCAATTGGTGAAAACACTCTAAAAGAGTATATGCCAATGTGGTGGAAGAACAGCAGGTCAAAAGGTACCGGTGGATTACGGCTTACAGATGATGGCATAACATTCATTAAAGAAAAATTAGAATTACAAACATACGACGTTCCTTTTCCGAATGATTTCAACCTAACCACCCAAGTGATTATATTTTTAGACAAGTATTTGGACACTCCATATTATCTAGCAGACGATGGAGTTATTGTAACCAACGAAAAGAAAGCAATGGAATTGATGTTATTTTCGGGAGATATACGAAAATACGGTCTGAATAAAGCACTATCTCGCCTAGAAAACCAAGAATAGTTATCCACAGGGCAAATGACCCGCATAATCATTGACGTTTTTGCCCAATCTTTCTGGTTGACTTTTTTGGTACTTGAATATATTATTAAACTATAACAACAATTTAAAACGGAGTACAAAATGCCAAGAAGAAAAACTACAGAAACAGATGCTTTAAGCACTAGGCAATTATCGCCAAATAAGGCTAAAGCGTCTATATTACACGCACTGAAGATTAAGAGACCTATATTTGTTTGGGGTGGCCCTGGTATAGGTAAATCGGAAGTGATTCACCAAATTGCAAAGAATATCGATGCACACGTGATTGATATTAGATTAAGTTTATGGGAGCCTACAGATATTAAAGGTATCCCTTACTTTAACTCAAAAGAAAATAATATGGTTTGGGCACAACCTTCGGAACTGCCAACATCAGCAGAAGCGAAGAAACACAAAAATATTGTTTTGTTTTTAGATGAAATGAATTCAGCGGCTCCTAGTGTACAGGCGGCGGCTTATCAATTAATTCTAAACAGAAAAGTTGGTCAATACAAATTGCCAGATAACGTATTAATTTGTGCGGCTGGTAACAGGGAGGCAGACAAAGGTGTTGTATATAGAATGCCTGCTCCGTTGGCTAATAGATTTATCCACTTAGAAATGAAACCAGAATTTGATGATTGGTTTGAGTGGGCAGTTGAAAACAACATTCACAAAGATGTTGTTGGATATTTGACTTTTAGCAAAAAGGACTTATATGACTTTGATCCAAAGTCACCAAGTAGGTCATTTGCTACTCCGAGATCTTGGTCATTTGTTAGTGAATTGCTATCAGATGATTTAGATGAAAACACCGTAACTGATTTAGTCAGTGGTGCAGTGGGCGAAGGACTTGCGGTTAAGTTCATGGCTCATAGAAAGGTAGCATCAGAACTACCTAATCCTTCCGAAATATTGGAAGGCAAAATAACAGAAATGAAATCGAAAGAAATATCAGCAATGTACTCCCTTACGGTTTCGCTATGTTATGAACTGAAAGAAGCAAATGACAAAAAAGATAAGAAGTTTAATGACAAGGTCAGCAAGTTTCTTAGATTTATGATGGACAATTTTGATACAGAACTTGTTGTTATGGGTATCAAGATGGCATTAACTCAGTATCAATTACCTATTGATCCTGATGCAGTCAAATGCTTTGATGAGTTCCACGAAAAATACGGCAAGTATATTACTGCCGCACAGAGTACTAACTAAGGTGTTGAGTAGGGCATCTTAGGGTGCCCTACACTAATAGGAATTTATGAACATGACAACAGACATAATAGAACAAACAGAACAAGAAGTACAATTAACTCCTGCACAATTAGAAAGTCTTAGAGCAGAAGTATTAGATAAAATTATTGTTGCAAGAGTTGGATTGCTTTTAAGACATCCTTTCTTTGGCAACATGGCAACAAGACTAATCATTAAAGAGTGTGATGATTGGTGTCCAACTGCCGCAACTGATGGTAGACATTTATACTACAACACACAATTCTTCAGCAAGATGACTACTAAAGAAATTGAATTCGTTATTGCACATGAAATACTTCATTGTGTATTTGATCATATGAAAAGAAGAGAGGACAGAGAACCTCAATTACATAACATCGCTTGTGACTATATTGTGAACAACACATTGATGGATCAGAACATTGGCGAGAAACCTAAAGACGTACAGATATTCCAAGACTACAAATACAGTGGTTGGTCTTCAGAAGCGGTATATGATGACATATACAAAAAAGGTAAAAAGGCAATGGAGAAGTTAGGTAAACTTTTAGATGAGCACATTGATTGGGAGAAGGAACAAGGTGCTGGTGCTGGCAAAGGCAAAGACAAAGATAAAAAAGGTTCTAAACAACCTACTTACTCTAAAGCAGAAATGGATAAAATTAGAGATGAGATTAAAGAGAGTATGATACAATCTGCTCAAGCGGCAGGTAAAGAAAACTTACCTGAAGCAGTAAAAAGAATAATAGATCAATTTACTGAACCTAAAATGAACTGGAGAGAATTGCTCCAGCAACAGATAGACAGTGTGTTGAAAAATGATTATAGTTGGGCGAGACCAAGCAGAAAAGGTTGGCATTCAGGTGTAATACTGCCAGGTACTTTAAATGAACAAACAATTGATTTGGCTATTGCAATAGACACTTCAGGTTCTATCAGAGAAGAACAAACAAAAGACTTCTTAAGTGAGGTACAAGGTATTATGGACCAATACAGAGATTACAAAATTAAAATATGGTGTTTTGATACAGAGGTACACAATGAACAAGACATTACTCCGCACGAAGGTGATTTACAAAGTTATGAAATACAAGGTGGCGGTGGTACAGATTTTGATTGTAATTTTGAATACATGAAAGAAAACGACATACAACCTAAGAAATTTATTATGTTCACAGATGGTTATCCTTGGGAGAGTTGGGGAGATGATTCATACTGTGATACTTTGTTTTTGATTAACGACCATCATGATAAAAATATGGAAGCACCTTTTGGTACAACGGTGCACTATGATGGATAATGTTTTCAAAAACTAAAGAACCAAACTCACTTAATTTTTTCGATTGTAGAAAGTTTACCAAAAAGCCTGACGGTTTACAAATTCTTAAATTATCTACTGACCATACAGAAACAAACGAACACATAGAAAAATGGATTTTGGAAAACCTAAAAGGTAGATATTACATTGGTAAACATCTCGATGTAGATAATCACGGTACCATAAAAAATTATCTTTTGGTAGCATTCGAAAATCCAAAAGAACTTTCCATATTCAATCTTAGTTGTCCTTACATCCAACGTCATTAAATACCTTTGTATATACAATAATATAAAGGAGCATTTTAAAATGTCAGAAAATAAAACAAAGACTGTTACATCTCCTACACCAGCAGAAGTTACAGGTCAAGCACCTGCAGAAGCAAAGGCACAAGCCGGCGCCGGAGCAGAATTGACTGTGCAAGACTTAACGGTGATTAGATCAATAATTGATGTTGCAAGTCAACGTGGAGCCTTCAAAGCCAACGAAATGGCGGCAGTGGGTACCACTTACAATAAACTAGATGGCTTTCTAAAGATTGTAGAAAAATCTCAAAAGGATGCCACTAAAGCACCTGCAGAAGGTGACAAAGAAGCGGAGAAAAAATAATGGCTGAGATAAAACACGTAGGGCAAATGAAAGGTAATGGTAACAAAGTTGCCGTTGTCTATAGAACAGTTCCAGGTGACAGTAAATCAGCAGTTGTTATTCAAACTTCAAAAATTGCACCAGAGGATCACGATGCTTTAATGAAAGTAATCGAATCCAATCAAGGTCAATCTGCTTTTGAATTACATGAAGTTTTAGGTAGAAACATGACTCCAGATGGACAAAGTATGTTATTAAAATTCCACCAAGGTGGTTTTATGCAGAAGGTTCCAACTGATACGGTTATGATGACACCTACTACAACTGATTCGGTGGCATTGGATGAACTGAATAAAATCATCGCAGAACAAAGAGGTGTGTCGATTGATGACCTTGCAGTGAAACCTGATACGGCAACAACTGTGGCATCATCACAGACGGCTAGAAATACGCCTTCACAACCTTTAACTGATGAACAACTAGCAGGTCAAATGAGAAGTAACGCAGATCGTTTTTACAAAGAAGCGGCAAGGCTACGTAAAGAAGCAGAGGCGTTATCACCAACAAAAAAGTCTAAGTAAGTCTAGTGTCTGTCGTGGTCAAATTTACGAAAAAGAAACTGCCTAAGGAAGTGGTGCAACATTGGCCGGAAGTATTCGGCGATTTATCCATAGAGTCTATTCCTGTAGAGTATTTGCTGTCTATTAAAGTATCATTTAAAGATGGCAAAAACTGGGAAATAAGGCTTAAACCCAACAGACAGAAGATGACCAATAAAGAACTGGAAAAGACCATAGGAGACCTATTCAAAACCTATGGTGACGATATCAAAAACGTTGATTTTAGGCTTGATACCAACAAGGTCAAAGCAGACATAACAAAACGCACAAAAACGTTCCTTAAAAAGCGAAAATAAAGCCTCCAGCAATTATATAAGTAGAATAAATACTACATACATTAGGAGCATTACTTAAATGGCATTACAGATTAGACGAGGTACAGACGCACAAAGACAAGGAATTACACCTTTAGCAGGTGAACTTATCTTCACTACAGACACTAAAAAACTATTCGTTGGAGACGGTTCAACGGTAGGTGG